AGGCTGTCCACAGCCTGTTTGACGGCGGTTTTGTAGTCGAAGGCACCCTGTGCTCACTTTGAGCCATGCAGCGTCCAGTGTGCGCTCAAAGGCCCCTGTGACGGTGTTTGCCGTGGTGGCGGTCAGATTCTGCCATGTGCCGCAGGTCTGCCGCGCGCCGGCATCCAGCAGGTTGTTCAGGGCGGCGCTCTCTTCAAAAGGGGACGGCTCCATGTCGTAGTGGTAATAGATCGCGTCCTCCCGCTCCATGGCTTCGGTGGCTGCCTGCAAAAGCAGCCTGCGGATTGCGGCCTCGCTCTTGCCGGTGTACTTCGCCAGCAGCTTCACCACGTCGTTGCGCAGCGCCTCGGTCTGCTGGTAGCGCCACAGCTGCCAGTTTGCGGTGGGGGTCACGGCGTCCATCTTGCCGATGCGCCGGGCCACGTCCTGCAGGATCTCGTCCTCCACCTGCTGCCAGAGCTGCACAAAGGCGTCCGGCATCTGGTCGAGGTAAGACGGCGGCAGCATCAGGCACCCCCGAAGGTGCGGGGCTTCAGGGCTGCGGTTCTCAGCATCCGCTTCGGCGGCAATGGCCTTGGCATCGTCCTCGCTGTAGCCCTCAAACTCCACCAGATACCGCCAGAAGGGGAACTTGCCTGCGGTAACGTAGCCCCAGTACATCTGCTTGCGCTCCTTGGGGTCAGAGATGATGCTGTCGTCAAAGTCAAAGGTCACGTTGCAGTCGCCCGGCGGGGAAACGGCTGCGCCGCTGTTCCACTGGGCATCCAGCAGCTTGCTGATGGAGTATACCAGATCGGTCAGCGCATTGCCCAGCGCCCGCTGCAGATCCTTGACGGTAGTGTAGCTGCGCTGCTTGCTGCTCCTGATCTCCTCGGCAGTCTTGTCCACGTTCTGCGGGTCGGACAGGGTGCCGTAGGCAAGGCCGCACTGGAACTCCACCCGCTTGAGCATGGTATCCATCCCCCGACGATAACTTTCATCGCGCAGGGCAGGGGCAAACACCTCGTAAAGGTTCCGGCCATTGGCCCCGGAGCTGCCGTTCAACCAGTTGCGGTAAAGGCGCTGCTCACGCTGCGGCATAACTCTCTCGCCGTTGATGTCGGGCCGCAGGGCGGTCTGGTCAACGTCAAGGGCCAGCTGCCCGCCGTCATACTCCCACAACAGCCGCCCATACTGTTCATCGGCATCATGGATGGTGTCAACAGCAGCGGCATAGACGCTCACGCCCAGCGGGGAGTGCCGATCAGTGGAATTGCCGCTGGACACTCTGAAATAGCCCCAAAGCGGACGGTCTACACCGGAAAACTCAGTGTGCGGGGAGATCGCGGACCATTCCGGCACATCGGTCAGCGGGACTTCAATGCCGAGGTCTGCACTGGTCATGGAACGGAACGCCTTGACCGTGATGCTGTGCGTGCTGCCGGAAAACTCGTGATCTTCCAGACGGGTATAAATGCGGTTGCCGCGCACCAGATGGTCATAAAAAATAGCCCCGGTCATGCGGCCAGAGCTATCAAAGCGGGTAGGGCAGAAGCAGTCACCCTGCACAGCATCGATCTGGATGCAGCCCTGTGCATCGAGGAAAGGCCGGAACAGGATGCCGCCCAGCGCACAGCCGTATTCCACCGGGGTGCGCAGATCTGCAATGAAAGGCTGCAGCATGGTGCTGATGCTGTCGGCGCGGGCACTGCCGGAAACAATGCATTCCATTTCCAGCGTGGTCAGACGGGCCAGCTCCGATGCAACACTCTGGGCCAGCTTCAGGCTGGTGCAGGGCGTTCTTGCCGCCGTGGCACCACGGCCCGCCGGTATCGTACATCTGCGCCCACAGGATGATCGCATTCTCCATGCTGTAGGACACGCTGGCGCTGACGGTGGTATTTTCACCGAACAGCAGCCGCGCTTTCTCCCGCAGCCAGAAAAGCAGTCTATCAAACATTATTTTCGTCTCCAGTCTGCCCAGCGGATCAGCGGGGCCAGTATCGTATAGCAGAAATAGCGAATGTCGTCCATGGCGTGGTCGTTCTCCTTGACGACACGATCTTCCTTCGCCTTGTCGTCCCAAGAGTACAGGCCAAACTCCCGGCGGGATGCCGTGCAGCTTTCGTGGATAGTCACAAGCCCGGCCTGCATCAGGGATGCCACGCAGCGGATGCCGTTCAGCACGTCGTTGTCTGCAGGGATCACCAGATACTTGCCGTGCCGCCGGATGGTCTCAATGAAGGAAGCAGCGGACGGGTCAACCACCACCGCCTGAATGTAATAACCCTTGGTCAGGCGTTCCAGCTCGGCATAGTGCTCTTCGTCCGTGCGCTGCACACGCTCTGCACGGCTGTCAAAATAGCTTTCCTTGATTCGCAGGGCCTTGCCATCATGAATGACCCACAGGCCCATGCTGCAGGGGTTGTGGGTGCCGTAGTCGATGGACACGTAAAACTGCCCGTCGACGTGGGAAGCATCACCGTGAAAGAGGTAGGTGTCCTGCCCGGCGGAGAAGAAAGGGTATACAAGACCCTCGGCAGCTTTCCTTTTACCGAGGATATCACGGGCATACCAGACCGTGCTGCGGTCGTAGGTTGCAAGCACAGCCCGGAGCTGGTCGTCCGAAATGCTCATATTATCGGCAATGGTGAAATGTCCGTAGTTAAAGCCGTATTCTGGGTTCTCGTTCTGCTTCTTTTCGTGCAGATTCAGGATATTTTCATAGTACCAGTGACCTTCTGCCTTGGGATTCAGGTCGTGAAATACCTTTCTGTCCGGGCTGGACAGGGTACGGTCGAATACTTCCTTGATGAAAGTTTCGCTGCATTCATTGGCTTCGGTGATGTACGCGGTGCCGTAGGTGTTGCCCTTGATCAGCTTTTCGTCACCGGATTTGCCACCACCAGACACCAGCACCACCTTTTCGCCGGTGGCAGTCTGGATGTACAGACAGTCGCGGTTCTGGTAGGTGCCCTCACGGCAGCGGCCCTCAAAATAGTTTTTCAGGCCGGAAGCCGTCACAGTCCAGAATGTTCAGCCGGGCCGTTGCAGTTGATACGCCCGCAATGAGGTGTATTCTGCTGGGATGCTTTTCCAGAATAGTGCAGTAGGCCATAGTGATAAGCACGTTCTTACCGCCGCGTTTGCCGCCCTCAGCCACATTGAACCAGTGGTCGAAACAGTTCCAGAAGAAACGCATCTGGTTTTGTGAAAAAGGTGCAGGTATGTTCATGTCTCAAAGTCCTTGATGTCACGGTCAGGCACGGGCCGCTGCAGCAGATCTGCAAGCGTCTGCATGTCGTTATTCTGGGCTTCGGTCGTGTTCTCCTGCGGTTTGTCCTTCCACTTGTCTGGCTTCCGGTTTTTCAAATAAAAAATCTGGGCCGTGACGTTTGCAGGCACAACGACCTGTTCCTCTGCATACTCAATGCGTTCTTCTTCAAGCCGCTTTTTTCCATCCACCATGACCTTTTTCAGCTTGATGGGCTTTTTTACGGTCACGGTGCGTGTCTTGCAGCTCTCGAACAGCTCATTTTCCACAATGTAATCAGCGTTTTCCCGCCCTACTTTTAAAGCGTCGGAAATGTCGGGAAATCGGCTTTTCCATTCATTCAGGGTATCGCGGTGTATTCCCATGTTCTGAGCTATCTGTTCCTGCGTCAGGCCGTCTCTAGCCCATCCACGAAGCAGCGTCAACCCTTCCGGCTCTAACCACTGCTCATACTTACCTTTGCGGCCAATCGCAGATCACCTCATTTCAGACCAAAGGTCTCGTTCACATAGTCACGCTTCGTTTTGTAGACGTTGAGCATTTCGCTTTCAAAGCTTTCCCCTCTGAGCCTTCTGGAATTGGCTGTGTTCTGGTACAGCGACTGAAAGCACATCGCTGTCCCGGTTTTCTGCATCTGAGTGGTCTTTGCGGGCTTCCCACCATGAAGCAGGTGGTTCAGGTTATACTCATTCACCTTGAATCCGGGAAGGTCAGAGACACCGCAGCAACAAAGGCTGTCTCCCAGTTCTCTTGTTCTGTTTTCTCCGCTGTAAAGAGCAAGGCCAAGTTCATGCGCCCTCTGCTTCAGCTTAAGAATATCGCCCTCGATCAGGGCTTTCGGATAGGTATAGTCTCCCGCAACCTTAACAAGGCCCGGTCTTTTGCTTGCAAACTTCATGCCCTCGACAATAACGCCGTAGGCACCAGCTGCCTTGAACTTTTCAAGGTTTTCGTAAACTTCTCCGTATACCTCATGCATGTACGGCTGAATCCTGACGATCAGGCGCTTCACACTCGGAGCAACCTTTCTCGCAATTTCCAGACGTTCTTCAAACGATGGTGCGCCTTCTTCGAGCTTGTCATAGCTGCTGCACACCATGCTGATCTGCACAACGCAGTTGCACTTCTTCAGCAGTTCGAGATATTCAGGCTCTGCGATGATCCTTCCCTTTGTCGAAACAACAAAGGGGTATTTGGTTTCAGCAAAGACGCGCAGAGCGTTGTAGCTCATGCGGTAATAGCGCTCACAAGGCTGGAAAGGGTCGCTCACGCCCCCCCAGTGCAACGGAATATTCCAGTCACACCAGTTGGTCTCAGACGTTCGCTTTCCCTGAATCCAGCTCATGAGGGCTTTCACGCCTTCACCTTTCTGCACCTTGCTGATGTCATACTTTCCGTTCCGCTGCACAAAGCAGTATTTGCAGCCGTGCGTGCATCCCTTGTAGGTGTCGAAACGGATAGGCATATCGCACAACCAGCATTGCGACCCGCAGTTAGGCATCTTCATCCTCCATAACGCCGCGAATACAGTTCAAGATGGCTTTTTCAAGCGGCTCCTTCGTGTTCTCGCTGATGTATCCCTTGATTTCTTCCTCGCACTCAACGGGGAACGTGAAGGTCACGGAAAATTCTTTCTTTTCCGAAGCCTTTGTGAAACCGTCCTCCATAAGGCTGTCAATGTAGGATACGCCGGCATCATCGTCCTGCGGAATGTCAAAATCAAAGTCGAAGTCGCCAAAATCGACTTCAAGCAGCTCCCGTTCCAGCTTGGAGAAATCCCAGCCGGTCATTTCGCCGGTCTTGTTCGCCAGCAGGCGGTATTTCTGTTTCTGCTCTTCCGTCAGGCCGGTGTAGCGCACCACGTCGGCCATGTCCACATTGAGCTGCATCAACGCAAGGCGGCGGGTGTGACCGCTGAGAATGACGTTGTTTTCGTCAACCTCGATGGGATCAAGTGCGCTGCACTGCTTGATGCTCTCAGCGCAAGCGTCTACAGCTGCAGGGGAGATCACGCGCGGGTTGTTCTCATACGGCACCAGATCTGAGACCGGCATTTTCAGCAGTTCTTTCTGAATCATCTTTTTTCTCCAAATAAAAAGCCGTCCGGAAATCCGAACGGTCAAAATATCGAATGTGCCGCCAGCTGGATTTGAACCAGCACCCATGGAATGGATGTGCGCAGTGGTTGGCTGTGCAGTGATGTTCCCGTGGTGTCACCAACGTTGTCCCGCCTTAAATGGGCGGCGCTCTGCCAATTGAGCTATGACGGCATATAAGCAGCACCCATGCATTCAGTTTGACGGACAGGCGTAAAACGGGCGGGTGCCGCTGCATCTGGAACTTTCGCGGCCAGATGCCCCGCTATGCTTTGCACAGCCGTCCCCCGACTGTACATTGCATGGCGCTCTGGGCAGGCCTTGAACCTGCAACCTACGGTTTTGGAGACCATCGCTCTGCCAATTGAGCTACCAGAGTAAAAAGCCGCCCTTGGAATCGAACCAGCCGTGTCTACACACACGCGCCGCGCTCCAAACTGCGCTCAGGCGGCCATATAAAAACAGCTCCGGTTCTCCGCCGGGGCTGTTGGTTGGCGCACATCCTGTCAGGAAAGCTACACCTTGGCAAGGATTCTAAGGCCTTTTCTTGGCACGGGAGGTTGCACGTGCGGCCTTTCGGGTTGTCTGGTCCATGCGCCATACGGTGCGATACGGCGGAATCGAACCGCCTCCTGTCTCTCATGAGCGGCAGGCTGCCTTTGTTTCAGTGTATCGCATAGAAGCAGTCCGCGAAACGGAAGAGAGAAAAATGCATGCAAAGCCAAAAGGAGGAAAATTATCATGGAGGTTCGTTTCGGAGACTGCGTGTATCGGTTTGCCTTTCCGGCATTGCCGATGGTACTATTCAATCACTTTCGCACGGTTTCTGTACATACCGCGTACATACCGCGTACATACCCGAAGCTGTACAAAAAATCACGCGTTTTTTATGCACTTTCGTCAAAATCGCAAAAAGGTGTTGCTTCCCAGATCTCTGCAAGGGCTTCAAACCCTACTGTGATGGCTCTGGATGCCGTGTGTGCCTGTGCAAAGCCCACCTCAGCGGCGGCCTGCTCACGGGTCTTACCCTCAACATAACACAGGATGATGCACTTGCTGCGGCGGATGGATGCCGTGTCAGCATTCAGCAGATATGCCGTATCAATGGCCGCCTTCTGCATCTCCACATACTCGCACTTGAGGGCAGCCAGCTTTTCCTCTGCTTCCACAATGGCCGCGCCACCGTTCCCCACCTTGTCACTGGTTCCAGAACGACCAGGTGCAGCTGAAACGCTGGATGTGGTGGCGGTAGCGATGCACTGTAGATCTACAATGCGCTCTTCCTGCTGCTGAATCTGTGCCCGCATTCTTGGCAGTCGTTCAAACCATGCCCGCACCAGCTGGGCCTTTTCATTCTTAGGTGGCTTTTCGTTCTCGCTTTCAGGTGTCAATGTGCGGATCATTGTTCCTCCTTTACTCCTTCCAAAAACAGCAGCACTCCGGGTGCTGCAAACGGGACGCGGTAAATTTCAATGTCTGATTGGGTGATGTACTTACGGCCAAACAGCCGTTTCATGTCCTTCCATACGGCCCACGGGACGCGGTAGAAAGCCCTGCCGCTAAATGAGCATAGTACAAAGGCGACACCTCCGAGAGCTTCTGTGCGGCTCAAACGAAGCGCTTGCGCGGTCAACACACGATCAAAGGTCAGCCGGTCACTGTCAGTGTGCTTTGCTTCAAAATTGATGGCTCTTCCGCCTTTGAGAATGCCTTTGTAGTCCGGCTGGGCCTGTTTCGTGTAGCAGGCAAGGAACCTGCCAGCACGGTCTGGGCTTCCGATCGGACGCATAGGTTCCGGTGTTTTTTCGATGTCTGCAAGGCCGATGGATCTGTAATAGGCGCAGGCATTGTCAATGATGTGCTCAAAGCCAGCGCCCTCTGCGCGGCTTCTTGCACCGGTATAGCTGCGGCGAATACTGGCCGCCGTTCTTCGGTTATTCATTGCTCAATTCCTCCACATAGCGCCAGCTCTGGGGCGGGCGAGTGATCTCCACAGGCCGCATACCGAACCGTGTACTCTGCAAGCCTGTGAATACCCGCAGCTCGCGCGGCTGGTCATAAATCTTCAGGTCGGAGATATGCCACGCCCAGCCGTGACACTTGTTCAGGTAGCGGACAATGCGGTCTCTGTCCATGCAAGCCATTTCTTCGACATCATCCGGGGCGCGGCATATCGGTGCAAGCTCCCAAATCTTGTCGCAGACGAACTCGCCAATGACCGTACCATCCAACCGCTTCCATCCTTTGCCCGGGACAATTAGGAGCCAGCCTATTTTGGATTTGCTTTTCGTGCAATAGACATAGCACTTGAATGGAGTCTTTAGATTCCCAGGCTTTGTTCTTCGCACCTCAATGGTCTTTTGCCCCCGAATGATGAGGTCGCACCATTCAGGCCGAATGCTCAAAAGCACAGCTTTCATGCTCACATCTCTCCCTTCAGTAATACTCGATTTCCACCAGCGAGGTGGACACCAACTCAAAACGTCCATCTTCCAGAGGGATGCGGAGCAGGTGATACTGCTCTCTGCAAGCGTATGATTTCGGCAGCAGCTCGCTGAAGTCCTCCACGGTAATGGTGTACTTCGGCTTACGCCTACCAGCATAGCCAACTTTTTCAATTTCCGGGGAGTATACCGTGACATGGTAGCAGGGGTGGTCAGCAGTTTCAGCTTCAGTTTTAGTTTCAGCATCAGCAGATGTCGAACTACAGGATGTAAACCACAGCGTCACAATCAGCAATGCTGCTGACACGATAAAGCAGGCCATTCTCTTTTCGGTTTTCATGCTTCACTTCTCCTCCTCAAAAGTCCCAGTCGGAAGGAACACCGAGACGGCATTCTCCATCGCCATCGTTACTGGTCGGCTTATCGAACGGGCACCCCGGGCAGCCATTTCCTGTCGCCAAATGGCAATGGCAAAAATCCATCAAATAATGGGCCATGTCCTCCGGACTCATAGTGTCGGTTTCAGGGTTGGATTTCGCTTGATCATTCATCGTCGCCCCTCCAATACTCCACAAAATAGGTCAAAGTAGATTTGCCGCTGCGCTTTTCCTTTCCCACGCGGACGGTGTAGCCGTTCATCGACAGGACGACAACCAGCGCTTTCCGGTCCTCCACCTTGTCGCAGTCAATCTTGTAATGCTGTGACATGTATTCATCCTCCGTGCCGCTACTTGTATAATCAGCAGCGGTTTATGTAACTGTGTTTGTATTTCAGGCCTTGAGATCGCTTTGCGGGCGTTCCAGCCAGTCGCGGACGGTATCTTCGGACGGCGCGCCGTCGTCGCACAAGGCCAGAACCGCCGGAACCAGCTTCCGGGCCATTTCTTCGTCATCCATGTCCCGGATAGCGTCTCCGATCGTGGTCTGATCGCTCGTTCTGATTTCCAGCGCCAGCTTCACGACGGAGCCGTCCTGACGGGTCCACGAGCAAATAAGGCTCTGGCCGCCGATCTTTTCCAATGTGGTCAACATCGTATCGCGACAGGCGGCGATAATAGCTTCAGCTCTTTCCATTACCTGTACTCCTTTCCGGTGGCCTTGTCCCTCAGCGGGATGCGGCCTATGATTTCAAACCCTGCGATACCGGCCATTTGGCGCAGCAGGGGAACGATGTCTCCGATTCTGTCAAGCCGGGCGGCTTCCTTCTGGTACTCGTCCCGGCAGATGTTGCGCATGGCCGCGGTCGGTGTCGGGTCTGCATAGTGCTCGGCATTCCGGCCTATATTTTCCTTGCTCATGTTCTCACCCTCTCTCTTCCCACAAACACGCCCGAGAACAGGCGTTCTCCGATGGTGTAGTGATAATACCGGTGTCCTGCCGGAACGTCGTCTGCCGTGCCATCTGCCGGTCTGAGCACCATTGGATGACTAGCGACCTGAACGACATACTCACCGCCCTGCACAAGCCGCTGCATCCAGCTTTCTGCAGGTGTAGCATCAACCCGGCTTCCATCCATGCAGCAGACCGCTACGGCAGGCGGAACAGGGGACAGCATCGTGAAAAGTGAAAGCTGTTCGACTTCAATCACGGCGCACCTCCTACTTTGTAGATCAGAGCCACAGCAAGCATCCAAATCATAAAAGCGGTAGTTGCTGCAAGAGCTATGGGGTGATCGCGCAGCAGCCAGACAAGCGCATAGCAGACTGCCATAATAGCTGCAACAACAGCAACCATAAACGTTGCGGCGAACATCGCAAATCCTAATGTCATGAGCGTTTTTCCTCCGGCGGCAGCGGCATCCAGCCTACCACGGGGCGGTCTATCTTGTTGTTGTAAACGTCGTCCGGGTTGAAATGGCGGTATTCCCACCAGCCTTTCGGGATTTTGTAGTCGTCCCGCTCCTCGTCGTATGTCCCCCAATCGGGAAGATCTTCCCAATACCATACGCTATCTTGTAAAAAAACGCTCCCGTCTTCATAGTGCGCTGTCGTAATACTGTATCCGTCAATATCGTTGCGGTACAAAATCAGCACTTCGGTTTCGACCTTGGGCGGGTCCGTTTCAGGGTTGCGCCATGTCGGCTGCAGTGTTTCCGGGTCAATGGTGGGAGCGTCGTCCACGCTGTTCAGGGCATCCTTATAGCAGCATTCTTCAATAGTGAACGGATTGCTGGCACGAAGGTTCATTTCGATGCGCTTGTGCAAAGCGTTCGCGTCAATCAGTCTAACTTCATCCATCGTCACATCCTCCCTCACTTCACAGACGGGTTTACACGTTCCACCAGCTCACAGCCGGGCACTGCCGTGCCGGTCTTGAGCAGGGCCGCAATGGCCGTTTTGTTTGGCGTGCGGGTGGTCATCTCGGTCATGTACTCGGCAGGGACGGCAGCTTCATCCAACACGCAGACGGCCTTACTGCGGCGAAAGCTCACCGCGCACCGGTCACTGCTGAAGTTCTGCCCACCCAGAGCATCGGTCAGATAGTGCTTGAGACTGTCGATCTTGCGCTTTGCGGCTGCCTTGCGGTCAGCAAAAGCCTTTTCCTGCGCTTCAAAGGCCACAACATCAGCTTCGAGGTTCTTTACCCAACAGGCGATGTTGTCAACCTTCTCGGCCTTTGCCATGTTCAGCTCTTCCAGCCGGTCGATGTCCATAACTTCGCCGGTCTCCTGATCGATGCAGTCCAAAATCTGCGAGTTGATCTCATACAGGTTCATAGTGCTTTTTACCTCCATGCGTTCAGAGCACGAGAAA